GCATGGCTGGAGGAACACATCGGGCCGGACGGCACGCTCTTCGACTCTGAGTCGAAGGGGACGAGGTACGAATCATGCTGAGACCGGGTGCGCGTTGACTGCCCAGCAGGAGCCGTCGGGGAGTCGCAGGATCAGGCCGTCCGGCGGCTGTGTCTTGGCAACGATGTAGTGGGGGCTGTGCTCTGCGAGCGCCCGTAGGACGGGGCTTAGTGCTGGCCGCGCCAGCGGTTCGGCCCGCCCCGACCGCTCGTCGACGATCCAGGCCACTACGGCCCCTGGATATCGAAGTAGCGTCCGAGCACGACCCGCAGATCCATCAGCGCATCATCATCCAGGAAGTCGGCGACATGCACCCACCCGCCATCCTGGAACCGCCACAGCCGTGGGCCGAGATGGGTGCTCTGCATCCCCCACTCCCTGCCAGCGATTCGCATGTCTGCCGCATCCGGCGTGCCATCCATCCTCACCGTGGCTCCTGGTCGGGGCCGTCGTCCACGAACCCGATCCTTGTAGGCTCGATCTCCTCCTCTTCCCCGTCATCGGTCCCGCGCGCAGCCTCGTAGGAGATGTACGCCACCAGGCCGCCGCTGATGAGTGCGAGGATCGCCAGCAACTCGACCGCCAGTGTCGCCGAGTCCCCGCCGATCTCCACCGTCCCGGTGAGCAGCAGGACCAGGCCGGCGATCAGTGCGATGCCGACCGACAGCGCCAGGATGACGGCGACCAGATGCCTCTTCATGCGGAGTCTCCTCTGCGGCCGTTCCGCGACCATTCTGCGACCTCTTCACGTACCAGTGCGATGATCATGGCGGCCCCGGTCCCGAAGATGGTGAGAAGCCGCTCGAAGAAGGACGGTTCCCTCACGTCCCCTCCTCGCAGTCGTCGCACTCCAGCGGGTCGGCGTGGCCGGACGGCTCGTGCACCGTGGCGGTCTGCATGATCTCCGCACGGCCCTCCAGAAGGTGCGCCAGGCACCGCTCCCGCCAGTCGCATTCCGGCACCATCGTCATGATCTGCCACGCCGCAGCCGAGAACAGCGATTCGAGGTCGTAGCCGACCGTTCCGGGGTCGCGGGTGACGGCGAAGGCGTCGGTCCATTCCTGTTCGCTGGTCACCATGGCGCGACCTGCCCGAAGGCGTTGGGGTCGTCCACGTTCTGGCCCTGCGCCCATTCGATGACCCTGCCACCGGCACGCTGCGTGATCGCCCTGATGTTCGTCTCCTGGGTGGGGTTCTGAATCCTGCGCCGGATACCGGCTGCCGGGTAGGAGGCCCAGCGATGCCCTCCGTGGTTGATGAGGATGACTACTGGCACGTCTGCTCCTGTCGGTGGTTGGGGTGATCCTGGTGGTGGTGGGGCCGACGGCGGTGCGCCGTCCTGGTCGGCCAGTTGGCGGATGCGCGGGAGCGCGTTGCGCAGCGGGTCGCCAGGGCAGGCTGTGGCGATGTGCTGCGAGTGCGGAGTGATCGCCCTCCCGGCTCCCCTGGCGCGCAGCCAGCGGACTCCAGCGGCAATGTCCTGGAGGAGTTGCTCGGACGGCGGGGGGTCGCCCGTTCCGCTGGTCACGGCCAGGGCGTAGCTGCGCTCGTTGGCAGTCCGATTCCCGTTGGCGCCGGGCCTTACGCGCGGTCTTGCTGCGGTGCTCCTCGCCTCCACGATGCCCCTGCGGGACATGTTGGCGGACACCAGGATCGAGTACGAGATGTCGCAGTACCCTCCCGACCCGCTCAAGTGCCACCGCCTGATCTCCCGTGCCATGTGCTCGGGCGTCTGGTGCGCCCAGCGGCCCGGACCCATGTGGTGGATGACCACGCCGTCGATGGTGCCCGCCATCGCCCCGCTGCACGGTGTCGTGGCGGGCAGCCCTGCGGCGGCACGGGTGATGAACGGGATGCTCATGACGCCGAGATCCACCACATTGTGAGGCTGCGGACCATGAACACCCCTGCGGCTACCGACTTCCTCGCCTCGACCACCAGCGGCCCGGGCGTGTCAACCACCCCGGTCAACGACACGAGGTTGCGGTCTGCGCCGTCCTTCGGCTCCATGCGGACACCCTCCCCGCCGTTCGCGCGGAACTCGGCGCTCGTGGTGGTGGAGTTGCCGGTCCATATCCCGCTGATGCCCCACACGCCCGCGCCTGGCATGTCGAGCGTCAGCACCTCTGACCAGTCCGTGGTGAGCAACTGCGGGTTGTCCAGGTACGCGGCCTCGGTCTGCTTGGCCGGAGCCTCCCCGACAAGGCGGAACGGCTTCATGCTCTGCACTTGTGCCCGGATCTGCCCGTCCGTGATCACGGCGGGGTCGCGTCCAGGCTCCACGATCCCGGCGGCCACGGCGCTCTCCCAGGCTGCAGCCCAGCCGGGTGCGGAAGCCAGCACGCGTCGCCAGGCACCCATCCAGATATCGGGGTCGATCCCCGCGTCCGTGACACCTTCCTGCGCGGCGGATGCTGCGATACGGTCGCTCATCCACTGGTCACGGCTGATAATGCCGAGAGTCAAGTAGGTCATGGTGGTCCCTTCCTAGGTTGAGAGGATCGTCCCGACGAGGTGCGCGGTGACGGAGGTGTGCACCCAGTTCGATGCCTGCCCGGACCACACGCCGGGGAGGATCGCGTCCGCCCTGACCGCTTCCGTCGCCCCATTGCGCCAGTACGCGCCCTGGACCCGCTGCGGGGCGCCCGTCACCAGCGCCCCGATGTGGAAGCGCCATCCGGGGACGGCATCCACGGTCAGATGCCCCAGCGTCACCCGGAACGTGTCGCCGACCACGGAGAACCCTAGCCAGCCGTCCAGGCGCAGGCGGCACGGCGCGGTCACCTCGATAGCCAGCCCCGACCCCTGCGCCGCTGCCACCAGCCCCGGCCCCGGCGCCAACCGCACCACAGTCAGGTCGATGGCCGTAGCCGTAGCAGCAGGGAGCGCCGTGGAACGGGCGCCCTCAAGGAAAACCGACGCGTTGATGGTCCTGGTCAGCGTGTCGATCCTGCCGTTGTCGGAGTCGATGGCCCTGGCCAGCGCCTCGATCTGCGGCGCCCCGTCGGGCGGGTCGGTCGGCAGCGGGAACGGGAAGCCGCGTGTAGTTGTACCTGGCATAATCGACTCCTAGTTCGGGATCGCGCTGTCGGGATTCGGGTTGCGGCAGGTCAGGCGCATCGGGCCGGGGCCGAACGGCCACTCGATGCTGGTCAGCAGGTACAGGTCCGTCTCACCGCTGCGGTACGTGATCCTGACCGTCTCCCCGACCCGGAAGGTGTAGTCAGGGATCGCCTCGACCCTTACCTCCCTGGCGTACCCGCGCAGCGTCGCTGCTGCGGCTGCCGCGTTGGCGTCGGCCTGGGACTGGCGCGCAGGCAGGTTGTCCCACCAGTCGGCGCCCACGTCCACGGTCTGCAAGTGGGTGCGGGGGCCGATGGCGTCCACTCCCGACAGCGCGCTATTGTCCTGCCACACACCATCCAGGTACTTCTCATCCTCGCCCTCCTTGCGGGCGCGGTGCGTGAGGATCACCTCGTTGATGACGCCGCGCATCTGGAGGTCGTAGGACACGATCGTGCCGGTCTGCCCCGTGCGTAGATGCTTGTTCGCCACCGTCGAGATCGCCGGGGGCCGTTGCAGTTGGAAACTGCCGCCGCCGGTCACCATGATGTCCAACTCGTTGGCGATGAGTTGATCCTCGATCAGTCGCCACGCATCCTGCCCGGACACTTGCAGGTTGTCGCCGTCCACCGTCCCCAGCGGTGTCCCTGGGGCGACGACGATGCGCGGCACCGGCAGCCCGCGCGCCACGGCGATCCGCTCGATCCACTGCGGGAGGGTCATCATCCCCCCGCCCAGGCGGAAGTTCGGGTTGCCCGTGAACTTGGCCTGCTGGAACAGGACCATCGGGTCCATCGCTTGCAGGGAGACGGTTCCGGACGGTCGTGCGGCGCTGGTGTCCATCACGTAGCCGCTGAAGAGGCGCACCCCGTCCGGGGTGTCCACCAGGGCGCGCGACCCGTAGGGGGTGCGCAGCAGGTCGGTTTCCCCTGGCCCGTGGACGAGGCTCACATCCAGACCCCAGCGCGGGTAGCGGTCGAGCGCGCACGTCAGGGAGCCGCCGGTCACCAGCGGTGCCCTGCTCCCGACGCTCGGGTGGTTGAGGATGACCCGCAGACTCATCCGGCCACCAGCGCATCCCATGTGGCCACCGACGCGGGCACGTCGGCCCATGTGGCGAACTCCATCGGCACCTCGAACCAGAGCCTTCCGGCGATCCGCAGGCGGTCCCCCCACAGCGGTTCGATGAGCCTGTACTTCAGTGTCGCGTCACGGTCGGGGCCGTGGTGGTTGCCGCTCCCGATGTGGCTCTCCTCCATGCCCGTCGGTGCGAAGCTGATCGTGGACACTCTGCCGTTGCAGAGGGTGCGCAGCATCAGCGGCATCCCGGAGCGGATCAGGTCGCGGAACGCTGCCAGTGCCGGGCCTGGGAACGGACCGCCGGGATGGTCGAACCTGAACACCAGTTCGCCGGAGATGTCGGACGGCGGCTGGTAGTCGATGTACGGCACGGTCCGGTCGAGCACCTCGTACAGGACCGACCGTCCGACCACTTCGTACTCGCGCTGGGAGACGACCACGACTCCGACGGCGGTCGGCAGCGGAGGGTCCACCAGGGCCGACAGGACCGGCAGCGGTTGCACCGGGGGGACGACGGTGAGCGACTCGTCCTCGGTGCCGATGCTCGCCGTCCAGGTCACCTGGACACCAGTCTCCAGCGGGACCATGATGTCCAGGATCGGGTTGCCAGTGCCGAGCGGGTCGAACGTGTAGCGCCCGTCCGGGTAGTTGCTGGTGCGCCACCAGGTGACGGTGCCCGGCATGGTGGTTGACAGTGTGTAGGACTTCGTGCGGTCGTCCCAGGTCGCGGTAATCATACGAGGTACTTCATAACGAACGCTCCCAGCGGGCCAGCAAGAGCCTGGACCTCGGGCCTGATCTTGAACGTCTTGTCGGGGATCTTCTTGTTCGCGAGTTCGTCCAGTTGCCGCCTAGCGGATGCGATCTGCTCATTCACGTCGAAAGCGTCCCGTCTGACCCAGTTGAGCGACGACTTCGGCATGTTCTCCAGCGTTGTCTTGGAGTTGGCCAGTGCCGTGTTCACGTCTTCCGCCTGCTGCTTGATCTTCGCCACATGCGGGTTGTTGGAACCGATGATCCTGGCCTGCTCCTCCGCTGTGAGCATCTCCCAGCCGAGATCGGCTGCCTTGTCGAGAAGTTCGTCCAGACCCACATCCCCCGACCCGATCTCGGCAGCGGCAGCGATGGAGTCGTTCAGCGTGTCGAGCAGTTGGTCCGCGTTGGCCCCTGTCTCGGATACCGCATCCCGCCACGCCTTCTGCCCGTCCACCGCGCCTTCCAGCGCAGTCCGTTGCAGGTCTGTGGTGGCCAGCAGTTCCTTGTACGCCTCCAACTGCGCGAGGTTCTCGTCGGTGACGTAGCCCTGCTGGGTGACCTGCTTCTCCAACGATTCCTGCTGCGACTGGAGGTTGCGGCGCATCTCGTCGGTGCCGGGGGTGATCTCCCCCGTGATCAGGTCTGCGATCTCGCCCATCGAAAGGCCGGTGGCCTTCGCGTAGCGCGCCGCGTCCTGGAGTCCTTGGGAGAGTTCCCCGCCGCCCAGTTCGGCGAAAGAGGTACGCAGGAGCGCCCGCCGGTCCAGTTCACCCGTGATCTCGTCGAAAGCCTCAAACACGTTGGCTGTGGCGAGCTTCTCGGCCTCCTTCTGCGCGGCGAACGACTGCCACACGAGCGTCCCCAGGACCGCACCCGCTGCGACCGCAGCCCCTACAGGGCCGGACGCATCCTGCACGAGATCGCCAAGCGTACCGGCGATCAAGTCCTGGACGCTCCCACCGCCCTGCCCGACGCCCTCGCCCAGGTTCGACATGAAAGATTCGCCGGCACGCCTGCCGCCGTCCCCGAGTTCCTTCTCAGCGGAGTCCCCGGCCTTTTTGGCACCCTTGGAGATGGAGTCGCCCATCTTGTCGCCTGCGGTGTCCCCGGCCTTCCCCACGTCCTTCAGGGCACGTTCCAGGGACTCGGCGTCCTTCCCCGCCTCCCGCATGGCGCGGGCTAGCTTTCGCTCCAGGTCCGGTGCGTCCTTGCTGACGGCGTTGAGGGCGTCAGCGAGGTCATCTACGGTGACCTCGACCTTCTTGGTGTCCCGGAGGAAGTCGGCTACGTCGCTGAGGAACCGGAACTCGATAGGCCTACTCATACGTCACCGCCTTGGCGATGACCCGCACGTACCGGGCCACCAGGGCCGGAGTCTCCTCGGCCAGCGCCGGGTAGATGAACCTGCCCGTGGCGCTACTGGCAGGGATCTGCTTCCTGGTGCGGCGGGTGATGAACTGCGCGTCCCTGGTGTACCTGTTGCGGCCCAGGTACTTGGTCTTCATGTTCCGCCGGTTGGTGCCGAACTCGTACGGCCTGGCAACCCTGGCCAGCGGGACTCCCGGGCGCAGCCTGCCGGACGAGCCGAACCGCGCCACAGGGCCACGGTCGGTCACGGTCACCTTCCCGCTGGCCGCGATCCTGCGCTCCACCGGGCCACGGGCCCTGGACTTCGCAGCCGCCACAATTGAAGGTGCCCAGGCGCGGGACTCCTGACGGATTCCGCGCTTGATCTCGGCGGGGGCGCGCTTGAACAGCAGCACCACCGCTTCGAGTTCCTCGACACCCTCGACCTTGAGCATCAGACCGGGCGGCCCATCACCGCTGTGATCAACTTCAGGTCCAGCGGCTGCCTGGCGTTGCCAGGCTTACTGAACGGCAAGGTGAAAGTGTTCACTCGCGCACGACCGTCGAACTTGATGGCGTGCGTGTTCGCCTGGTCGGCGTAGTAGGTGATCGAGTACAGGAACTCCGTGCCCCCCTGGTACAGGGTCGCCAGCGCCCAGGTGATCCCGGTCGCCGTGGGGTCCACGAAAACGTTTCCTGCGAGGCCGCCGTCGGACGTGGCCCCAGGCTCGGACACCTTCCCATCAGGGCAGGCCACCTCCACCGTCTCCCCGGGCGTGATCCCCGGCAGCGTCAGGGTCGCGTCGATGACCTGGCACTGGTACTCGATGGGAGCGCCATCGAACTCGATCGTGAACTCCAGGGCGACGTTGCGGACAGTAGTTGTCATTGTCAGGGGCCTTCCTTGTGCGTGACGAGAAGCGTGGCCTCGACGGACGCCGAGTCCTCGGAGAACTGCACCGCCGTGGCCGGTTCGGTGATGTGGGGCAGCAGCGGCGGCAGGGCCACGGTCCACAGCCACTTGCGGGAGTCGGCGGTGTCGGGGGCCGGGGCCAGGAGCGTGATTTTCACAGCCACGTCGTAGATGCCGCATCCGCCACCACCGACGCTCGTCACGGAGTCGATCTCCACGAACGCGCACGGCAGGGCGACGCTGCGGATATCGGCGGTGACCCTGATCCCTGCTGCCAGGAGGTCGTCCCACGGCTCCCAGCCCGGACCCGGCCACCACATCAGCCCACCCTGGGGCGCTGGTAGTAGCCGACCCGCAGCATCCTCGCGACCGTGGAGTCCAGCGCCAGCGGGACGGACAGGTCGCCATCGGGGCTTGTACCGACGGCGCGGCGGTTGTAGAGGCTGACGGCGAGCATCAGCCCGCCGAGTTCTGCATCCGCCGCGCCATCGAGATCCGTTGCGACGGGAAGCCGGTTGACGTACGCGTTGGCGGCAGCCGCAGCCCGTTCCGCCCATGCGGTGTCCGCGCCGGACGCGGGAGGCAGCCCCACCGCGTCCAGCACATCGGCACCCGTCAGCGCGATCATGGTCAGGCGACCTCTGCCGGGACCACGAGGTATGGACGCTGCACCACGGTCAGCGCACGAGCCTCGGCAATCGCGGACAGGATGTTCCTGCGGAACGCCGAACTCCCGTCTGGCATCACGTCCGAGTCGGTCAGGAAGTATTCGATACCCGACCGCACGTAGGCGACCACGGCGCTGGAGTCCAGCACGAGAGGCCGCCCGGCGGTGATCTTGCTGGTCCGGACCACGCGCAGACCCCACACCGGGGAGCCGTACGCGGCACCGTTGAGGGTGCTGCCCAGGAGCGTGATGTCGAGGTCGGCGGCGTCCGCCGGGTGGACGAGCAGCAGGTCCGCGTTCCCGTCACGGTCCTCCACGTAACTCTGTGCGAGCCTGATGGCCTTCAGCAGCGAATCCGCTTCGGCGCTCGGCGTGGTGACGCCGTTGATCGCCAGCGCGGCCTCAGAATTCAACTTCCGCGCCACGCCGTTGCGCAACTCGCCGTCGATCACCGTGCGGATCGTGGCCTTGTCAGCAGCGAACTGGCGGGAGAAGAAGTACCCGTGCGCCACGGTCGGGAGCACCTTCTCCACCATCTCGAAGTCGATGCTCTGCTCGGGCTTCAACGTGCCTTCGGGGACGATGGCCGCGTCGCTGCCCTGCTCCCACACCGGGTACGTGATGGAGCCGTCGCTCACCGAGATTTTGCTGATCGTGTTCCACAGGGTCAGGTTGGTCAGCGGCATGACCCCGGCGACCTCCTGGGGCTGCGTCTCCCAGGTGTCCGTCATCAGCGCGCGAGTCTCGATCTCGACACGTTCGGTCGTGCCGCGCCCCGAGTAGTCCCCGAATGCGCGGGACTCCACGAACTGCTCACCTGCGGTGAGTGCGGTCGTCCGCTTCTCAGCGGCCCTGCCCTCGTTGCCCTTCGCGGTGATCGAAGCGAACTTGCTGAACGCTTCCGTGGTCGCCGACCACTGCCGCACCTCGGTGTCCAGCCCTTCGATCCTGGTCCGCATGGAGGTCACCGAGGAGTTCTCCGCGTCGGTCAGGGACCGGTTCTCGTTGGACGCCAGTTCGGCTAGGGCCATGACCTGCGATGCGAGCGAGTCCCGCTCGGTGAGCAGGTTCTCCAAGTACTTGATTGCCATGCTTCGGCCCTCCCTGGGGCGTCGAGTGGTTTTCGATGCGCCGGGTCGGGCTTCGGTGCTGGGGAGTGCTCTCGCGAGTCCCCTGCGGGCTAGCCGAGTGGCTTCAGCGCCCAGCATAGTGCCCAGGCCCGACACTCGCCAGGGATACCCAGGGGGGTGTCGTGGCTACGGGGCGCAGACCTGCGCCCCGAAGTCGGCCACGGCCTTCAAGTCGTATACGCCTTCAAAGTGTTTGCCGAACATGCCCTCAACCGCTCCCCAATCGGCACAGGAACTGTCGCGCATGGGCTGCGAATATCCATCCCACAGAGTGCGCATGCTGGCGAGGGACGACTCGTAGTCGAGCAGGGTGGCTGGTGCGGGGGCAGGCGTCCAGGTGTCCGCCGCAAGTCCGGCGTTGATCGTGTCGTGGATGGCGTCCTCGGAACCGTAGATGCCCAGCAGGCTGTCCGGGGGAGGAGTTGCGGCAACCCGCCCGGTTTCGGGGACCGGGACTACGGCACCACCGCCGAACCCGACCAGTGCGGTGATACCAGCAGTCGCGATGATCGCGGTGGTAGCGAGCGCCGTGCGGATACTCTTGTTCATGGCGGGGCCTCCTCGAAAGGCTTTCGTCAGTGGCCGCCGGGGTCTGAACCGGCGGTCACACTCATTCTACTAAACCCACCGCACACCCCCGATTATCACGGGAGCGTTGCTGACCTCGGGCCTCGGCGGCAGTTCGATACGTGACGGGTCCGCGTCCCTCACGGAAGTGACCCTCGCACCCGCGTACGCGGGCATCGCGACCAGCGACACCTCCACCAGCGCGGCCTCCAGCACCTCCCGCACCCCGCCCACCGTGCGATCCCTGAGCGCACGGAAACCCACAGACCAGGAGTCCAGCAGACCCGCGTTCACCTCCCGCAACGCCTCGTCACCAGCAGCGGTGTCGGCCATACGGGACTCGATCAGCACCCCCTCGGGCGTGTCCGTGACCGCAGCCAGCGCCACCGGGGAGCCGGGGCTATGGACACGGAAAACCTTGGTCTTCCCGCCCCTCTGCCCGATGCTCCGCTTGAAAGCACCGACGGCGAACCGCTCCGGGCCGACCGGGGTGTCCGTGGCAATCTCCCCGTACGGGACAGCGATCCCCACCACGGTCCGACCATCCCCCCCGGTGTCGCTGCGGACCTCCAGCGGTGCATAGAAACGCTCCGTGCTCATCAGGTGGTGCCTCCTTCTCCCAGCGGCGGCAGACCTTCCAACTCGCGCGCCTCATCCCTGGTCATAACCCCGGTGCGGATAGCCGTGTCGTACGCCCGGTAACGGGACTCCGTATCGGCCCGCTCCAGGCCGTCCATCACGATGCTGAGTTCCGTGCCGCGCGGGAGTTCGGCGTCGATCACGGACTCGATACGCCGCACCCAGGTCAACAGCGAGAACGTGCGCAACTCCAGGCCGCGCAGCACTGTCGTGTTGTACGTCAAACTCGACGACGGAACGCCCAGCCACGACGGGTCCAGGCCGAACGCCAGGGCCACTTGCTTCAAACCGAAGTCGGCCATCTCGATCAACTGCAACGACTTGTTGTCCCACGAGATCGGGCGGAACGTCATCGCGGCATTCAGGACCGCGATGCTCGACTCCGTGCCGCCGTGAATCTCCTGCCACTGCTCGCGGAGTTCGCGCGTCTCCTCGACCGTCGGGGAGTAGCCGGACCCGATCTCAACCACACCGGACGGGACCGCAGCCGTGGCCGAGTTCCGGGCCTTCGTGATCGACGTGTCCAGCAGGCCCAGCGACTGCGCGTACGCCGCCAGCACCCCGGTCCCCATCCCCGTCTCCGTGTCATACGGCGGGGCACCCCGCAAATGGATGATCGACTTGTCCGGCAGACGCTCACCGGCCACGTAGTAGCCGCCGTCCCACGAATCCACCAGGGTCGGATCGAGCAGGAACACGGGCGGCAACGGCGCACCGTCCGCGCCCCGCAGCGGCACGTAGATGAACGCGTTCCCGTGGATGAGCAAGTCGTACACAGCCTGCTCACGGAACGACACCGCATCCAGACGCGTCTCCCAGCCGGTGAGGCTCTCGGACGTGAGCCGCATGTCCGGGCGCGCGAGCTGAGGGTCTTCGATCCACGGCGGCACCAGGAGCCGCTCCGTGCCCCGCTGGACGCGCCACGGCATCGCGGCGATGGTCCCGGCGATCAGCCCCGTAGCACGCATCACCGCCGCCATCTTCTCCGCAGGCGAGGATGACACGACCCCGTTGCCGCCCGTCCAGATAAACCCAGGATTCTCGAAACCCGAAATCGGCACCTGGATACGGCGAGCCGAGTTCGGGAACCCGTCAGGGCTGTTCACCCTGATCGTGCGGTCACCTGCGCGCGTATACCCGGCGCGTCGCTGCAGTCGGCGTGGCACCAGGCATGTCCTCTCGACTCCTGAGCAACAGCATAGTGCGCATATATCACAAGATCCGCAACCGTTCGCGCCGGAACACCGAGTCGTTGCGCTCCGCATGCCAACAAGCCCACAGCGCCAACTTCAGCCGGCTCACCTCGATCGGGCTGCGCCGAGGAGCCAGCACCAGCCCCGCGCCGCTCCGATGCTCGGCCACCGCCCCGTACACCTCATCATCCAGGGCCCCGTCGTGCATCACCGACCCGTCACGAACCAGCGCCGCGAACGGTCCCGTCCCCAGCGCCGTCTCCCGCGTCCCGAACCCAACCACCGGCCAACGCAGGCGCGGCAGCAGCGGGACCAGCCCGATCCCGACCAGCATCACCTTCGGACGGAACCGCTCCACCCACGCCAGCGCCTCCCCACGATGCTCGAAGTACGACGAAGCTGAGACATGCATCCTGCCATCGGCCATCCACACAGCGACAGCAGCGAACCGCAACCCGTCCGGAGTGGAATCCAGAGCACACACCACCGGCCCGGTCGGGGCCACCGACGGCAGCCTCCCAGAATCCCACCCGGCCCGATCCAGCCACAGCCCGCCATCCGCGCCCGCCTCGTCCGGCCACACATTCAACCAGTTCTCAGCGAACGAAGGCGAACCCGCCGCAGCCGCCATCAACCGCTGACGGCCCCTGTTCCAGTACGGCGACGACGCCCGCCACACAGCAGGGTCCATATGGTCCTCCCCCGGCAGCGCACCCCACTCGCAACGCGCCACATCCTCCCGGCCGCGCAACTCCCTCGCCAAACCCATCTCCCCCGCATTCGCCGCGCTGAAGAACAGCGCCTGCGCATTGTCGTGAGCACCCAGGGACGGGTACAGGGCGTCCCAGAAGGAGCGCGGCCCCGACCCGGAGGCACGCCACGCCTCATCGATCAGCAGCCGACTCGGGGACCGCCCGAAAGCAGCAGACATCGCGATAGTCAGCCAGCGGGACCCGTTCGGGAAGTGAATCTGCGACTCCCCCAGCAGACGGTCCACCCGGTAGCCCTGCCGCTCGGCCCACGGCCACGCCCGCTGCTGCACACCCCTGGCACCCGTCACCGTGTTCGCCGTATGGATCGTCAACTCATCCGGGAGCCTGTCCGAGTGCCAGCAGGCATCTGCCGTGAGGTACTCGCTCTTCCCTGACTGCCTCGACACCGATACCCACCCGAGATGGTGCACCCAGTCGCCAGCAGCATCGACCTCGTACAGCCGCTGGGCCGTGACCCACTGCCACCAGTACAAGGGCCGTCCGTTTCGGGCCTCCGCGTGCGCAACGAAGTCGTCCCCGAGGCTCGCGACCGCCTCGGGGTGGACAGGTGGGAAGAGTCTGGGCAGTCCGTCGAGAGGTCCGGGCTGTCTGGGCGACCTGCTGAGCGTTTCGGGCTGTTCGCGCGACTTCGTGGGACATACGGAAGCCAGGCGAGCATGGGGCTGTGG